AGAATTAGAAAGGATAAAAGAATGAACAAAGCGATAGTGATCTTATCTGGTGGGCAAGATAGTACGACTTGCCTTTTTCTCGCGAAGCGCGATTTCGATGAAGTGCATGCTATAACGTTTGATTATGGGCAGCGACATCGTATTGAGATTGAATCAGCACGACGAGTAGCTACAATGGCGCATGTAACTTCGCATGAAGTGGTAAATATAGAAGGGCTTATGCACTCAGTATCTCCCCTGCTATCAAACGTTCCTCTAGATCAGTACAGTGATGCGGTGAGCATGGCACAAACAATCGGAAAACGTGTTGAGCGAACATTTGTACCTATGCGAAACACGTTATTCTTGACAATCGCGATGAACCGCGCGGTTGAATTAGACTGTGAAAACATAGTGACAGGTATCTGCCAAGAGGACAATGCGAACTATCCTGATTGTACTGGGATCTTTCGTGCTTTATTTGAAGATCTAGCCAACCAGTCCCTCGGCGAAAAGAAGTTCAAGATATTCGCGCCCTTGATGTACTTGAATAAAGCTGAATCGATCAAGTTAGCACATACGTTGCCTGGTTGCTGGGAGGCACTTGCGTATAGTCACACCAGCTACAATGGCGAATATCCTCCGACTGATATGAATCATGCGAACGTGTTACGCGCCGAAGGTTTTGAGCGAGCAGGGTTGCCCGATCCGTTGGTGATGCGTGCTGTGAAAGAGGGCTTGATGCTGTTACCTGACACTGCAAACTATCAAATGACCGCTATGGCATCGGAGGGAAAATGATAACTGCAGATAGATTTCATGACTGGAGTGCTGGGCATCGAGTATATCAGCACGAAAGCAAGTGCGCTATGTTGCACGGGCATAATTATAGGACGCACTTCACTATCACAGCGCCTGAACTAGACAAGATAGGTCGCGTGCTCGATTTTTCAGTGATAAAAAGATTATTGTGCCAGTTTTTAGAGGATGAGTGGGATCATCGATTCCTTATCTGGAAAGAAGACCCATGGGCAAAGTCTCTTTCAGCAGTTGATCCGCATGGAGTGGTTATAGTGCCATTCAATCCAACCGCTGAAAATATAGCGCAATACTTATGCGAAGTAGTCGGCCCAGAGCGACTACGCGGAACTGGCGCGGTATTAATTAGTGTTCGGATGGAGGAGACACGAAAATGTGCTGCCTCCTTTATAAAGGAGGGATGATGTACGGGAACAACCTTATTCATAAGCAGGACTTATCACAACCTGACGCCTTACGTGTAAAAGAGGTTTTTTACACAATTCAAGGAGAAGGTCCTCACGCTGGACACGTCGCCGTATTCATCAGGTTAGGAGGATGTAATCTCCGTTGTCACTTTTGTGATACTGACTTTGAGACAAATTGTGTTACATATAGTCAACAAGAGTTACTCGCAGAGGTGCAGCGGTATATTCAAACAGGGTTGATTGTACTGACTGGCGGCGAGCCTATGCGACAAAACATTGCTCCGCTTTGTAACCTACTAATTTCAAATGGATATACAATACAGATAGAAACTGCGGGAACAGTATGGGTACCTGATTTGCCGCAGGAGGTTGAGATCGTATGCTCGCCGAAGACTGCGAAAGTACATCCGCAGATCGCGGCGAGATGTCGTGTCTGGAAATATCTCATTCGTTCTGGTGAAGTCAGTGCAACGGACAGCTTACCTGAAAAGAGTACCCAACGGAGAGGCATGACAGTGCACATATACAGAGCATCTGCTGGCGTTATATATGTCCAGCCGATCGATGAAGGCCCAGGCAAACAGCTTGAAACAAACGCGAACACACATGAAGCAGTTCAAGCATGCCTGCGTCACGGCTATCGTCTTTCATTACAACTACATAAATTAGCAGGGGTTCCATGATGCGAATACTTACGCATGATAACATTGCCGAAGCAGCTCGAAGCGTCGCGGAAGCAATCAGAGCAGATATCGGCGGAGCGCCGTGTGTCTATCCTATCCCGCGAGGAGGTGTTTCTGCCGCTTATGCGGTGCAGCGGTTTCTACCGGATATGTATATTATAGATAACCCGGATAATGCAACATGTTTTATTGATGATCTTATCGATAGCGGCGCAACCATGGCGCAGTATATGGAAGCGTATCCTGAGCGCCCATTCTTTGCATTATTTAATAAAGCGCACATGAGCGACGATTGGTTAGTGTTCCCTTGGGAGGGCAGCGATGAAAAGAGCGCGGATGATATTCCGGTGCGATTACTTCAGTTCATCGGTGAAGACCCAACACGCGGCGGCTTGCTTGAGACGCCGAAGAGGTTTCTTAAAGCATGGCGCGAATACAGCAGAGGATACAACGAGAACGCTTCCGATCTGCTCAAGGTGTTTGAGGACGGCGCTGAGAAGTGTGATGAAATGGTGTTGGTTAAAGACATACCAGTATATAGTCACTGCGAGCATCATCTCGCTCCGTTCTTCGGCGTAGCACATGTTGCGTATATTCCTAACGGCAAGATCGTAGGTTTATCGAAACTATCACGATTAGTCGATATGTTCGCGAAGCGCCTTCAAGTACAAGAACGCTTAACGAACCAGATTGCTGATGCGCTTGAAGAGCACCTACACCCGCTAGGAGTAGGAGTGGTCATTGAATGCCGCCACATGTGTATGGAGTCGCGAGGCATCCAGCGGCAGGGCGCGAGCACGGTCACCTCTGCTATGCGTGGCGCGTTGCACGATGAACCGTCAGCACGTGCTGAATTTCTCTCACTTATCAAATAGGAACAACGAATGAACCAACTAACTCATCTCGGCAACACAACCGTTTACAGCTACGACAAGCCTGACTCTACCTTGCTTGAATACTTTCCTGCGCCTTTCGATACACGATTGAAGTGTAACATTCACATTGTATCTCCTGAGTTCACTTCACTGTGCCCGAAGACAGGCCAACCTGACTTCGCGACCATCGTCGTCGACTACCAGCCGAACGAACGCTGTGTTGAATCAAAGTCGTACAAGTTGTACCTTGGTTCATTTAGGATGCACGGAGAGTTTCATGAGTCGTGCGTCAACCGCATTGCTACAGATTTGATCGAGTTGCTCGATCCGCTGTGGCTGAAGGTAGAAGGACGCTTCACACCACGCGGGGGCATCCCTTTCTGGCCAACTGCTGAATACACAAAGCGCTGATATGATACGCTTGTTTTTTTCTGGTACGCCGTCTATGACGGTCGACCAGAAGGCTATCATGGGTACGCATATCACGCGTAGGTTGAACTCCTGTCATGGCGATTACATCCGCGAAGCGCTGATATGGGGAAAGATTATCTCATCTCATGAGAGTACGATCGAGGAATGGATGCTTGATTCAGGCGCATTTACCGCCTGGAGCCGAGGGGATGTAGTTTCGCTTGATCACGTCATGCGCTGCTACGATCGTGCGATGGAAACGATGACGCGTTCGGACGTCAAGGTATGGCTGATCAACCTCGACGTTATTCCGGGCCGGCGTGGAGTCGATCCTACACCAGCTGAAATCGCTGCTGCAACAAGGCAATCCGATATCAACTTTGAGATCCTACATAAGCGGTATGGCGATATCGTCCTGCCTGTATTCCATCAGGGCGAGCCGGAATCGCGCCTGCGCGAAGTGCTTCAACAAACACGTTACATCGGCGTCTCACCGCGAAACGACCTTCCTGAACACCTGCGGGTGCGATGGTCTGATCAAGTCCATCAGCTGATGGGGGATGGACGCTCACACGGGTTAGCCGCAACAGGAGCGATAATGACAAAGCAAGTGCCATGGTGGTCTGTTGATTCTGCTTCATGGTTATATTCAGCAGCGATGGGGAGTATCGATATTCTCGTCGGGCAGAAACTCTTAACTGTCGCGATATCTGATCAAAATCCGCAGCGCAAAGAACGCGGGAAACATTTCGATACCTTGCCTGAGCAACATCAGCAGTTAATTGTCGACGCTGCTGCCTCGATGAACATTGATATGCGTGCACTCATCACCACCGCCAACGCTCGTGTACTATTCTGTGGTATTATGAATCAACGATGGGCTGATCAGGTCGTTCCAACCGCTGGGCGCACTATGACACTATTTGATCTCTAGGAGATATCATGCGAGATACACTAAAGTTAGTACGCGGCTCGGTAAGCACAAAAGATTTTGTGCCTGTGCTGAAATGCTTCCATCTATATAACGGGCGCATCCAAGGGCAGAACGGGCGTATTGCGATCGATGCACCATTTGCTTCGCTAGGCATCACTGATTTCACTGTACCTGCGGAACGCTTCCTCAAAGCTATCGACGCTTGCGATAGCGAGCCTGATATCTCTATTACTGATAGCGGTAAGCTATCAGTCAAGCGCAAGGGGTTTCGCGCTACGCTGCCGTTAGGAGAGCATTCTGCTTTTCCGCTGGCGATCAAAAGTGGCGAATTGCTTGCGACAGGAGGAAGGTTCATCTCTACATTGCGCGAACTAAAGCCATTTATATCAGATGATGCTTCGCGACCGTGGACGAACGGCGTTCTGTTGTCTGAAGGGTATGCCTACGCAACGAATAATGTTGTACTGGTTAGATCGCCGTTTGCCTGGGACTTCGGCGACATCAACCTTCCTGTGTACGCTATTGATGAGTTGTTGCGGATAGGTATTGAGCCTGATGAGATATTATTAGATGAAAATGCTCTAACGTTTGTACTAGGTGAAGCGTGGTTACGAGCGCAATTGCTCACTGGTGAATGGCCTGATGTAGCGGCTCGATTTGAAGATATCGAGTTCGGAGATGTGGTGCCTAGCGGTATTATTCAAGCGATTGAAAAGATATTGCCATTCTGTCCTGATCCGAAAATGCCTGAAATCATTTTCAGTGCTGAAGGTGTTAGCACCGCAGCAGGTGAACAGATGGCAGCAATTGAAGGAATATCTCTTCCTGACGGGTGTTATCGAGCTGAAGTCCTGCTTCTAGCGCTGAGTGTCGCGCAGCGTGTTAATTTTGCTGCCTATCCTGCTCCTGTCGCATTCTGTGGAAACAAGGTAGAGGGTATGTTTGTAGGGCTTCGGAAATGAGTCGCGCTGATGCGATCGGGCTGTGGTGGGAGGATCACCCTGCACTCAAAGCACGCGGCGAAAAGACTGCGCGTGTTTACTCAATGCCTTCGATACCGGACACAGGCTGGAAAGCGCCTGTTTCATTTCCTCGGCTGGACGCTGCGAATCTTATTGCTATTGATCTTGAAACATTTGATCCTCAATTAACGACACACGGGCCTGGTTGGGGGCGAGGCGTTGGGCATATTGTAGGGCTCGCTGTTGGAACTGATGATGGGCAGCGCTGGTATTTTCCAATGCGCCACACTGTCGGAGAAGGTAATCTACCTCCTGACGCAGTTTTACAATGGGCGCGAGATGAATTCAGCAGGGCGAACCAGCCAAAGGTGTTCGCGAATAGTCAGTACGATCTAGGTTGGTTAGAAAGTGAAGGAGTACAAGTAGCAGGGGATATCATCGATATACAGATAGCTGAGCCATTGTTAGACGAGCACAAGATGAGTTATTCGCTTGATTCGCTCGCTGAAAAATACCTCGGTGAAGGAAAAGTTGATGATGCACTATACGAATGGTGCCAGAGAGCATACGGCGGCAAGCCAGGGCGAACACAAGCAGGGAACATTTATCGAGCGCCACCTTGTTTAGTAGGCCCTTATGCAGAAGGCGACGTTGATTTGCCGTTGCGGATTTGGGCTCGTCAGAAAGACTTGTTAGAACAACAAGGTCTCATTGACTTGTTTAAGCTCGAATCTATCATTCCGCGGATACTTATCGGCATGCGAATGAAGGGCGTTCGCGTAGACATAGAGAAGGCAGAGCAAGCAAAGATACATCTTGCGAAATCGACAGCTGAAGCACTTCGAAAAATAAAAGCGATCAGTGGCGTTGACGTAGACATCTGGGCAGCTGAGAGCGTCGCGCGTGCGATGGATAAGTGCGGCATCAGATATCCTAAAACAGCTAAAGGATCACCTTCATTTGCCTCTGACTGGTTGACGCATCATCCAAGCGAAATAACTACACTAATCAATGACGCACGTAGGTACGATAAGGCAGGTACTACGTTCATCGACGGATATATATTAGATAAACATGTAAACGGGCGCGTGCATGCACAGTATCATCAATTACGCGCGGATGACGGAGGAACGATTGTAGGACGGTTATCATCTTCGATGCCTAATCTGACTAATATTCCTTCGCGTGATCCTGAAATAGGTAAACTGATTCGTTCATTATGGTTACCAGAAGAGGGTGAAAAATGGACGACCTACGACTTCTCACAAATACAGTTCAGAATTTTAGCACATTATGCTTCTGGAAAAGGCGCGTATGAAGCGCGAGCAAGATACGCCGCTGATCCAACAACTGACTACCATAATCTCGCCGGTGATTTAATACAGGCAAACACTGGATTAGAACTTGGCCGGAAGGCTATCAAGTGTTGTAATTTCGCTATAGCATTTTCTGGCGGAAAGGCAACAGTCGCTCAGCTCTTAGGTATTCCGCTAGAGGATGCAGAGCGACTCGTAGAACAATATCATTCTGGACTTCCGTTTGTTAAGGCAACTACAAACCACGCGGCGCAAGTCGCTCAGCAACGTGGTTATATAAAAGGCATTTTAGGTAGGAAGCATCGATTTGAGAGATGGGAGCCACGAGCCTGGGATAAGCGAAAAAAATACAAGTTGTATTCAGATAAAGCAGCATTGATGCAAGAAATGAAAACAGACAACGAGAGCGATGTGGTGCGAGCGTTCACGCACCTGTCTATCAACCGGCTTTGCCAGGACGGAGAAGGATCTCATTTGAAGTCAGGGTTAGTAGCGTGTTATAAGGCAGGGCTATTCAATACTGTCAGCTATCCCCTCGCGATTGTTCATGATGATATAAACTTTTCGACTAATAGTTCAATCGAGCATGCTGAAGCGTTAACTGAGATGAAGCACTTGCTTGAATCTGCTATCAAGTGGAAAGTGCCTATGATTTGCGAACGCGGAGAGGGAGCAAGCTGGGGAGACGTTGCATAAGAATACAACATAGCGTTTAACCGCGGTTAAACAGTTTGTTTTTTAGTGTTGGTATACAATGCACGGAAATAGAAAGAAAAGCGTGTATAGCGCGTTTAAATGAGTTTAAATAAGAGTCATCTGACAACAAGGTCACAAAGACTGGTTTATACAGTTTTTTAACCTGACAGGAGGCAGAAATTTACGATGCTATATAGCAGTTTTTTAGGAAAAAATAACATTCTTTTTTATCGATATTACTAATATTACTAATATACTAATATACAGTAGTAAGAACAAGCTGTTATTTAATGATAGAAAAATGATGAACGAGTGTTACTAATATGCTTGTTAATCGCGCGCGAAGGTTTTTTTTGAATGCGATTTTTTCTTAAAAATTCCTATATAGCTATAGAGATGAACTGTATGATTTTTTATGCTGCTAACAGTTGCTTTTTAGAGCAAGATATGGTATAAATAAATTTTTGAATTCATTCATTTGAAAATCTATGCCAAGAGGCGGTGCACAACCAGGTGCCGGCAGACCGAAAGGATCTGTTAGCAAAAAGACACAAGAGCTCGTAGCAGCGGCTTTGGAGCAAGGGGTTACTCCCATTGATGTTATGCTCGGGACTATGAGAAAGCTTTGGTATTCAGCGACAACGACTGATCCTGAGCATATTGCCATTCTAACGCAATCGGGTCGAACACAACATGGTGTGGCAATTGAAGCATGCGAGATAGCTGCCAAAGCTGCGCCGTATTGTCACGCGAAACTTGTCGCTCAGACAGTGAAGCTTGAAGGCGAGGACGCTGCTGAATATTTTCGCGAACTGATAGGCAAGTTACCGACATGATACGTCCGTACGACGTTGACTTTGCACGCTGGTATCAGCTTAAGGACCATCCTGTCCAGCGTGCGCTTATTGAAGATAACGTCCGTTTTAAAGTTGTCCCTGCCGGTCGCCGCAGTGGTAAAACTGAACGAGCAAAACGTTTTATAGTAAAAGCTGCTGCTGAAAATACAGGAAATTATTTCGTCGCTGCTCCAACGCGCGACCAGGTGAAGCGGATCTATTGGAACGATCTTAAGCGGCTTTCATTTTGTTCTATATTGCCGACGAAGCCATCAGAATCAGATCTTAAAATTATGTATCCAAATGGATCTACCTTATCGCTCATCGGGTTAGATCAACCTCAACGGATGGAAGGGTCGACCTGGGAAGGCGGTATCGTAGACGAGATTGCTGATGTTAAGCCCGGAGCCTGGGAAGAAAACATAAGCCCGGCACTCGACACATTCAACCCAGCACGCCCAGGTTATCGTGCGTGGTGCTGGTTGATCGGCGTTCCTGACGGCCTGAACCATTATTATGACATGGCGCAGCGTGCCGCGACCGGGGATGATCCAGACTGGAAACTATATACCTGGCATAGTGCGGACATATTACCGCCTGACGTGATCGAAGCTGCGAAAAGGCGGATGTCTTTGCGGCAGTTTAGGCAGGAATACGAGGCATCATTTGAAACATCTACGGGGCGGATATATGAGGACTACGATAAGCAGAATCAAACGAATGCACGGTTAGAAAAACACGAACAGCTATGTTGGTTTCATGATTTCAATTATACGCCGCTATCGTCTGGTATTGGTGTTATACGCGATGGATGCGTGTATATTTTGGAAGAAATCATATTGACTTCGGCTATCGCACAGCAATCCGCTCTAGAATTTGTTGAACGATATAAAAACCATGAGAATAAATTCGTGCGGATATATGGCGATCCATCAGGACGGCAGGGGGAAAAACACGGGCATGAATCAGATTATACGAATATCGAGAAAGTGTTACGCGATAATGGTTGGGGGTTCCATCGAAAGGTGCAGAACTCTACGCGTAGCATCAAAGACGGGCAGAATGCCGTACGGGCAATGATTGCCAACGCCCATGGAGAGCGGAAGCTATTTGTAAATCCGACAACGGCACCGTACATGCACCGATCACTTCTCACTGGGGTTTTGAAAAAAGGCAGCACGTTTCTTGAAGAAGACAGCGAATACCAGCATAGCGGCACGGCGATTCGTTATTTTATTGATACTGATTTTCCAATCCATAGCAATGCTGTGGGAGTGGCACATGTAAGAGGATCGCCAATATGAGCATAACAACAAAACACGCAGAATACGACCGCATGCAATCGCGCTGGGAAATGTGCAGGGCGGCGGCTGAAGGCGAGTATGCGGTACATGAGAAGGGCGAGACATTTTTGCCAAGCTTGCAAGATGAAACAAACGAGGCGTATCGCGCCAGATTGATGGGTACGCCTTTTTTTAATGCCGTATGGCGTACGATTTCCGGCTTACGTGGGATGATGTTCAGAAAGCCGCCGATTATCGAAGTGCCGCCAGCGATGGAAGAGTTGTTAACAAATATCGACCTAGCTGGAACGACTTTTAACACACAATTGCAGCGCGTTGTTGAAGAAGCGTTGACAGTTGGCCGTGTTGGCTTGTTAGTAGATTATCCCCCTGTGCCTGAAGGCACGACGCGAGCTGATGCAGCGGCATTTAACGCCAGCCCATTTGTTAAGCTGTACAAAGCAGAAAGCATTTACAACTGGCGCGAGGAAACAATCAACGGCATAAAACAACTCACCCGTGTGCAGCTTGAGGAATGCGTAGAAGTTCAAGACGCTGAAGACGAATTCAAGCTCAAAGAAGAAAAGCGCTATCGTGTGCTTGACCTGGATGAAGGCAAATACCGGCAGCGGCTGTTTAAAGTCACAGGCGAAGAAGCCATTTTGCTGGATGAAGTCTATCCAAAAATGAATGGCGAATTTATGTCATTCATTCCGTTCGTTTGCGTAGGAACTGACGATATAGGCATGGAAGTTGATTCCCCGCCCTTGATTGATCTTGTAACCACTAATTTCCACCACTATCAGCAAGCTACCAGCTATGAGCGCGGGTGCTTTTTTAGTGGGTTGCCCACGATGTTTATCACCGGATCGGATTCATTCGATTCCGATGGCAACCCGATTGAAATAAGCATCGGCGGCGCATTGGCTAACATTCTGCCAAGGCCAGAAGCGAGGGCGTACTTTGTTGAAGTGGCTGGGGAATTCAACGCCCTGCGGACAAACCTCGAAGACAAGAAGCGTGAAATGGCGGTATTGGGCGCAAGAATGCTCGAACAGCAGAAAGCAGGGGTGGAATCAGCAGACACAATCGCCAGGCGGCAATATGGCGAAGAATCCACGCTTGCAGCCATTTCACTAACCATAAGCATGGCGGCAAAGCAGGTTTTGCAATTGGTTGCCGATTGGCAGGGGATTAATGGCGATATTAAAGTCCGCTTAAATACTGACTTTTTGCCATCCGGCATGACGGCGCAAGACATTACTTCGCTTATCAGCGCATGGCAACAGGGCGCTATCAGTGGTGAAACGCTATTCGATAACCTGAAAGCTGGTGAAATCATCGGCGATGTGAGCTATGAAGAAGAACAAGAGCGTATAGCCGGAGCGCAAATTGGTTTGATGCAAGGGCAATCTGAAGCACCTGAAGAGCCGGAAGAATTGGAAGAACCAGGAATCGACTTACAGCCACTTTACGACGCGATAGCGGCAATCGCGCAGAATCAAGCGGCACTGGCCGAGGCGATGGCTGCGATGATGCAAAAGGAAGCAGAACCGGAAGAGCCTGAAGAACCGGAAGAGCCTGAAGAACCGGAAGAACGCGAGTTGGACAACTCTGAACTACTAATCGGCGCATTGCGTGAACTCGGGGCGCAAAATAGCGGCGCATTGGCTGCAATACTAGCTGAAGTAAGCAAGCCAAGCGAACCGGCGAATGTTACTGTAAACGCACCGATTACAGTTCAGCCGCCTGTTGTCAACATGCCAGCGCAGCCGATCACGGTTAACGCCGGTGATGTGAGCGTACCAGCGGCAACGGTGAATGTAAACGTACCAGAGCAACCGCCAGCCAATGTGATCGTTAACAACATGCCGCCGGATAGCAAGAAATCGATAACCATCGAGCGCGATGCCAGCGGCAAGATAACCGGGGCGCAAGCTGAATGACAACCAATGTGACTAATATCCCTGGTGATTTGCGTGTTCCGCATATCGCAGCCGATACAAACGGGCATCCGGTTGACTGTGAGCAAGTGATAGTTAACGGCGTTACATATTACCGGCAACGGGTAACAAGCGTAATTAGTAACAGTTTCGGAAGTGAAATATCACAGATCAATGCAGCATTCGGTGAGCAAGTAGTTGTCCAATTGCATCCACAATGGCAACAGTCGTTTGAATATACTGTTGATAATACAGAACTTAATTATAAATCTGTAAGCGGCTCCGGGGCAGTTACACAAGCAAATGCAATGGCGGTTTGTTCGACCGGCACAACCACGTCAAGCATCGCTTCGCTTGAATCAAGACATCATGCGAAGTATAAGGCCGGATTTGGTATGCTGCTTCGTTTTTCGGCGATGTTTACGACACCTGTAGCTAATACATATCAATACGCCGGTATGGTTGATGATGCTGGATCGACGGCAGTATTTAAGAACGGCTTTGCTATTGGATACAATGGCACTTCGCTAGTCATATCACGTTTTGCGAACGACACACAATACGACATACCACGGGCGCAATGGACTGACCCGCTCGACGGGACTGGCGCAAGCGGAATGACGATTAACCCGCAAAAGTTGAATGTTTTTTACATTCAGGCGCAATACTTAGGCGCGGGCGCAATCAAGTTCTGGGCTGAGGACTCAGCGACTGGCGTTCCATTCGTATTTCATACGATACCTTACGCTAATTTGTACACTACACCGTCGACATATAATCCGAATTATCATATGAGGTTATACGTTAATAACCGCGCAACAACTTCAAATTTAACCATATCATGCGCATCATATGGATACTTTATCGAAGGAATAACGGAGCTTGTCGAGTTGCAGCAGCCGCAATTTTCATCCAGTACAATAACAAAAAACAGCATAACAACAGCAACAGCAATTTTTACAATAAGAAACAAGTCACTATACAACAGCAAGACGAATTACCTGGACATTATGCTGGAACGCTGCAGTTGTTCTATCGAAGCATCGGCGGCCAGCAATCTGGGCACGGTTCGGCTTGTCAAGAATGCGACGCTCGGCGGGACACCTAGCTATACAAGCATCAACCTAGCTAATTCTATTGTAGAAATGGATACCGCTGGAACGACTGTGACAGGGGGCGAGACAATCTTATCATTCGAATTAGCAGGGAAGAATGATAAAGACAAAGAAAACCTTATTTCGTACAAAATCGTGATCCATCCCGGCGAGACGCTAACATATGTTGGTGAAAGCAGCAATTCGGCAACGATAAAAGCAGCTACACTGTGGAAAGAGTTGATATAACCCGATGTTATTAGCGCTTTGGCCGTCGTTCATTGGGCATGCGATTCATGCCGGAAAGCGTGTTGATGCTGATTTAACGCACCGGGCGATACGAGGCAAGGAAGTAATAAAGCGCACTAAGGCGCTTGAAGCTGCTGAAGAGCATATTGCACGATTACAGGCGGAAAACGTAGCTATTCAGCCGGTTGAATCGGCGAATAATATAGAGAGCTTACCCCAGTTTCCCCCGCAAAAACGCACTTTTATACCTATAAAACGGGCTATAATTCCCGCTTATGTGCCTAAAGTCAGTTTTAAAACGTATGATTTACCAGCGGCAGAACTTGTAAAGGCCATGCGACAATGGGAAGAAAGACAAGCGGAAAATGACGATGAAGAAGCGATTATCTTGGCGTTACTCAATTTATAATGGCTAATATTTATGAGGGGAATTTAATGCTTGCAATCTATGACATTATGGCATAGAATACAAAAAGAGCTATGGCATGTCGCTATGGCAGCTTAGAAGGGGATGAAAATGTATTACAAAGGTTTTGATTCTAAATTAAAGTGCAGAGGATACCAATTTGAGATTGGCGCGACATACAAGCACAATGGGGCAGTATCTGCTTGCTCATCAGGGTTTCATTCATGCTCTAATCCTTGGGATGTTTTATCGTACTACGACATAACATCAAGGTTTGCATATGTTGAGATAGGCGGAGAAACGTCAACGCATCAAGACTACTCCAAAATTGCATCTGCTGAAATTACAATAAAAGCGGAATTGGAGCTGCCAGAATTTATCACTGATTGCATAAATTACATGAAAGCAGCTTGCAAATCGGATATTGAACCATCGGGCGACTCAAGCCAACTTGCTGCATCGGGCGAATCAAGCCAACTTGCTGCATCGGGCGACTCAAGCCAACTTGCTGCATCGGGCGAATCAAGCCAACTTGTAGCATCGGGAAACTACAGCAAACTTGTAGCATCGGGAAACTACAGCCAACTTGCTGCATCGGGCTTCTACAGCCAACTTGCTGCATCTGGCGACTACAGCAAACTTGTAGCATCGGGAAACTACAGCAAACTTGCTGCATCGGGAAACTACAGCCAACTTGCTGCATCGGGCGACTCAAGTAAACTTGCTGCATCGGGCTACTACAGCAAACTTGTAGCATCGGGAAACTACAGCAAACTTGCTGCATCGGGCGACTCAAGTAAACTTGCTGCATCGGGCGACTACAGCATTGCTATTTCCGTTGGGGTAGATAGTAGAGTAAAAGGTGGAACGAATTGCGCTCTTGCTTTAACTCGATGGGTTGAATCTGAAAAACGGTATAGGATCATAGTTGCGTATGTCGGGGAGAATGGAATAAATCCGGATACGTGGTATGAGTTGAACAAAGATGGCAAATTTATTGAGTGCAAAGAATGACCGGAGCCGAACTAAAATCCCTGCGCAAATCCCTTGGCCTGTCGCTTGCGAAAGCATCGCAACAGGTTGAGGTATCGGCGCGCACATGGTGCCGGTGGGAAGCTGGCAGTCAGCCTATCCCACTGGGAGCGATCAAGCTGTTTAAGATGCTTAACGGAGTAATGTGATGCCAGGCGGCAACCCATCCGATATAGAACGCATAGACAAAGCGATCCGCACGCAATTGGATTTGTTGCGGCATAGTGCGGACGTTGAAGGGCGCGTGTTGGCGTTGCTAGAAGAAATGCGGCGCGAGTTGGTAGGGAAGCTTGCTGTTGGCGATCTTACGACATGGGGAAAAGCGCGGTTAAATACGCTATTGCGTGATACTGATACTACGATAGCAACCTATTACACACAGGCGCAGCAGCTTGTAGCGCCTAGCTATACACTGGTTGCTGATATATCGGCGGCGCAAACGGCGGCGGCTTTGGCAGCATCCGTGCCCAGTCAAGCGGTTTTGAATGCTTTGGTTAGCGATTTATTGATCGAGGGTTCACCGGCCAAGGCATGGTGGGGAAAGGTACAAGGCGATACCTCATTTAGATTTGCAGGCGCAGTGCGTCAAGGCATCGCGCAGGGCGAAACAATGAAGCAGATTTTCGACCGCGTGAATAGCGTTGTAGACATGGCGGGAAAGAACTCAACAGCTCTCGTTCATACCAGCGTCATGCAAGTGCTTAACGATGCGCGTATGTCAGTTCAGGAAGCGAATGCGAATGATAATTCGCAAATTCAGTATCTTGCGACATTAGACAGCCGGACATGCCCTCGGTGCTTCCCGCGCGATGGCTTGCGCTGGTATACGTTGTCAAAAAAACCTGTAGGGCATGATCTCGAATGGCAACAGCCACCTTTGCACATGGCTTGCAGGTGTATTACTCATGGTGTAACAGCCTTAACCGACATGCCCGGCGGCGGGCGTGCTAGTCAATTCGGCGTGGTGGAAGGGCGTACGACATTTAACGAATTTCTGAAACGCCAATCGCCAGAATTTGTGGAAGAGGTGTTGGGCGCTAAACGTGCTGAGCTATTTACTTCAGGCAAAATTACCCTGCGCGATTTGGTTAGCGGCAAGGGGGCGCCTTTGACATTAAAACAACTGGAGAGGATATATAAATGATTTTTATTTTGCTGCAAACGCTTGACAAAGAACACCAGATAGTGTATAATTATGTGGAGAGATAAAGGTTCCAATTCAAAAAGGTGGTAAAACATGGCGTTACCGATAGTTGTTGACTCGTTAGATGCGGTTGAAGAAGGTAAACGCGGCTTGTACGTTGCTGATGGTGACAAATTTAAGCTGGATGTTGAAGGTATCGAGGATGTTAATAAACTGCGTTCTGATTTATCACATGCGAATCGCGAAGCAGCAGACCGGCGGAAAGCGGTTAAAGAATTGGAAGAGAAATATGCCGGGATTGACCCGGTAAAAGTCCGCGAGATGATGGCAAAGCTTGACCAGGACGGGGAAGCGAAGCTACTGGCGGAAGGCAAGATCGATGAAGTGGTGAATAAGCGTACTGAAAAGCTACGCGCCGATCTGCAAAAACAATTGGACGAAGCGCACGGTAAAGCGCAAGCGGCTGAGCAACGCTCAAAACAATATAGCCAGCGCGTTTTAGATGATAGAATCCGGGAAGCGGTAACCGGAAAGGTGCATACCAGCGCGATTAAGTCCGGTGATGTATTACGCGCAGCTCGTGAAATATTTATACTTGATGAACATGGAAACGCCGTACAGTTAGACGCTGACGGAAAGCCAGTTCTAGGAAAAGACGGTAAAACAGCATTTTCACCGGCCGAATGGATTGAAAGCATGGTTGAAATCGCGCCTCACTGGTTCCCAGCAAGCTCAAGCGGGGGCGGTGCAAATGGTAGCGGTAACGGATCAACCGGCAGCAGAACAATGAAGCGCGCCGCTTTTGAATCGCTATCAGCGCATGAGAAGGCCGCTGCGATTAAAAAGTATCAGATCGTTGATTAAAAGGTAAGGCTGCTAGTTTGCGGCAAAGGTAGTTTACCCGAGATGGGTGTTTAAGTAGTATCGTTTTAAAGTTGTAAAGAGGTAAGGCTGCTAGTTTGCGGCAAGGGGTAGTTTGTCCGAGATGGACTTAAGGAATTTTCTTTCGTTCATTTATTTTAAGGATAAGCTATCATGGCAGCCACAAACACACTCACAAATTTAATCCCCACGTTATACGCAGCGGCTGATGTCGTAAGCCGCGAGATGGTCGGCTTCATTCCAAATGTACAGCGGGACAGTCGTATTGACCGCGTCGCACTGAATCAAACTGTAAATGTCCCAGTTGTAGGCGCTTCTACTCCGGTATCAATCACACCAGGAGCATATGCACCTGACACCGGCGGCGTCACACCTGGTAACGTAACCGTTACCATCAGCAACCAATATCAAGTTCCTATCGCTTGGAACGGTGACGAGCAAATCGCCACGAGCGAAACAGGCATCTATGAAAACGTCATAACACAACGTTTCGCCCAAGCAATGCGCGGTATCGTCAACCAAGTTGAAACTGATTTGGCAGCGTTGCATATTTATGCATCACGCGCTTATGGAACCTACAATACCCAACCATTTGGCACAGCTGGCGATTTGTCAGATATGGCTCAGATGGTAAAGATTCTGGAAGATAACGGCGCTCCGCAAAATGATCTGCGCGCAGTTCTCTCTACTTCAGCTATTGCCAACCTGCGCGGCAAGCAAAGCGTACTTTTCAAAGTCAACGAAGCCGGTACAGATCAATTGCTGCGACGCGGCATTATTGGCGACATTTTCGGCGTTGGATTGGGAACTTCCGCACAAGTTAAAAAGGACGTAACAGCGGGCACAAACAACGGATCCGCGTCAACTGATAACGCCGGGTACGCAATTGGCGCAACGACCATCACATTGGCTTCTGCCGGTACTGGTACGATTATAGCCGGAGATATCATCACTTTCGCCGGTGATACCAACAAATATATTGTTAAAACCGGTGATACTGACGTATCAAATGGCGGAACAATCGTATTGCAAGAACCCGGTTTACAACAAGCCATTGCGGCATCCAATACCACAATAACCACTGTTGCAGCTACAGATAGAAACATGGTGTTTAGCAAATCAGCCATCGTGTTAGCTACTCGCAGCCCGTACATGCCTGACGGCGGCGACATGGCTGACGATGTGACTGAGATCGTCGATCCCATTTCCGGGTTAAATTTCCAGGTCGCACGTTATAGTCAATACCGACAAGTCCACTTTGAGGTGGCTTTGGCCTGGGGCGTTAAGGTAATCGCGCCTCGTCATGTCGGATTGTTGATTGGTTAAAATCCTTGCCCCTTCGTGAGAGGGGGCAACAGTTTTAACCAAAAAGGAGCACGTCATGGGATGTCCTACCGTCAAAATTAAGTCAGAAGTTCCGGGCATTGATTACTTTGTCATCAATGAAGAGGACTTCGATATATCGCGTCATAAGCTATACAAAGCAGAAGAACCAGCTCCAGCAGAAGAACCAGCTCCAGCAGAAGAGCCAACACTGCGTCGGGGTCGTAAATGAGCGTGTCGATTGTTCACAGGCATCTACTAGCAGGACAACGGCTCCGGTAGCGAGCTAATCATGCCACTTATTAAAGGATACAGTACAAAGTCTGTTAGTACAAACATAAAAACAGAGATGAAGCACGGAAAATCAAAAAAGCAAGCAGTCGCAATCGCTTTATCAGTTGCGCGTAAGGCCAAGCAGAAAAGGAAAAGCACATGAGCATGATTAACGCAACAAAGACAGCATACGCAGCGAGCTTGGTTGCTTCCGATGCCCCGGCTACGTTGTATAAGTTGACTGGTTACAACTCAAAAGGAACCGCGCAATTTATACAGCTACATGATGCCGCTTCACTTCCAGCCGATGGCGCTGTGCCTAAAATTGTTTTCACCGTAGACACAGCGGCCAACTTTGAAATGAATTTCGGAACGCTTGGACGACTGTTCCAAACGGGCATTGTTGTTTGCAATAGTTCTACCGGGCCGACGAAGACCATCGGGACTACTGATTGTTGGTTTTACGTACAACTGATTAAAGGATAACGACGTGGCGCTGACCGTGGAAGATGGAACCGGCCTTGCAAATGCAGAAGCATACTGCTCTGTAGCCGAGGCGTCCGCCTATCACACATCGATTGGCAATTCAGCATGGGCTGCACTAGCTAGTGACACAGTGCGCGAGCAACTGCTAAGAAAAGCGACAGCGTACATGCTGCAACGTTACCGGCCAAGATGGGCTGGATGGCGCAAAACATCAACTCAGGCGCTAGACTGGCCGCGTTATGACGTGCCTATCAAAGACGCACCCATCCTGTATGGCGGATCGCCCAGTTATTACGATGATGCAAGCGTACCGCAGACCGTAAAAAACGCATGTGCGAGCTTGGCTTTACGCGCTGCTACAGCGACGTTATTAGCGGATGAAAGCAGGACAGTAAGCAGTGAGACAGTCGGCCCGATTAGCGTTACTTATGACGCTTACAGCGGGCAGGCGGTGCGGTACAAGGAAATCGACACGATGCTAGCACCGTATTTTAAAACTAGCGGCGGACAAGTGCCGATGGTGCGTGCATGACATTCAACTATACCAAAACCGCTGCAACCGCGCTCAACTTGCTAACCAAGTTCGGCGCTGATGTGACGGTAACCAGGGTAACAACAGGCACATATGATCCAACGACAGGCGCAAATGCGGTTACAACAAGCACGGCAACGGTCAAGGGCGTGGTTTTGGACTACGCAGCCGGGCAATCGATGGTTAGTGGATCAATGTTGCAAGCAGGGGACAAACGGTTATTGCTCGAAGCCGCAGCAGCACCTGATTTAAATGACACGTTTACAGCAAATAGTAAAACGTATGCGCCGGTAAGTATCGGCGAGGTTAACCCAGCCGGGGCAGTGGTTTTATATGATCTACATGTGAGGGCGAATTGATGCGCGTTTCAGCGGTTAAAGATGACCTTGGATACACCCCAGAATATAGACATTTCGCTGTTTATTTAGATGGTGAATTGCAGCCGTATTGCATAACAGCGGACAGCGAATCCAATGAGATTTTGCGCTACAAAACGGGTAGCAACGGGCGAATAAGAACGGTTAATGGTGAAGCGCAAACCGAAGCGATCTATGGCGAAGTTGAAATAGTCAATAAATTACAGCAGGTTAAATATGGCTAATTTCTCAGCGAGCATATCCGAGTATGCGCGAAAAACAAAGCTTGGCATTGATGCTGCGGTTAAAGAAGTCGTAACCGAGCTTCATGCTGAAGTTGATCGCAGATCGCCGGTTGGTAATCCGTCGTTATGGAAAGGCCCCGCGCCATTTGGGTATGTTGGCGGACACTTCAGGGCGAACAATCAATATAAATTTGGAAGCGTGCCTGAGAGTGAGATACCAGGCGTTGACGCATCCGGTGCCAACTCGACGGCGGCAGCCAGGTCATTAATTGCAGCGGCACCGGTGGTTGGCGTGCATTATATTGCAAATAATGTCCCATATGCGAGGGCGCTGGAAGAAGGGCATAGCCAAGTACAAGCGCCGCAGGGCGTGTATCGATTAGCGCTACAGTCTGTTGCTAACAAATTGAAGTCGTTCGGATTTAAAGAATGAGCGTAGTCAAGATAAGGGCGGCGCTTGAAACGGCATTAAACTCCATGACGCCATCGTTAAGCGTGGCCTGGGAAAATGTCGCATTTACGCCGGTTGCTGGAACGCCTTACCAGCAGGTTAACGTCCTTTTTGCAACACCTGAAAATAACGAATTCGGGGCGCGGCATAGGGAAACTGGATACATGCAGGTGAAATTGATGTACCCGCTATCGGTTGGCACTGCGACAAGTGCGGCAAGGGCGGAATTATTGCGGACAACGTTTGCACGCGGCAATACATTCACCAATGGCGGGGTATCGGTAATGATTAACAAGACTCCGACAATTAGGCCGGGTAATGTTGAGGGTGACCGCTGGGCTGTTGCGGTAATAATTGATTTTTATGCGAATATTTAAAGGAGTATTGCCATGACTATAGCAAGCGGCATCAAAAAGATTACGACGTACAAGAAGCAAACAGCACTTGGATCTGCTGCAAGTGGATCAGGCGGCAAGGAATTCCGCAGAACGACCACGGAATTCAAAGCCGATCGGGACATGTACGAATCAAATGAGATCGTATCTCATCACATGTCAACCGGCGCGGCGTATGGACTGCAAAAAGCCGACGGAACTGGTAATTTTGAGCTATCACCAGGAACTTATGCCGATTTGATGGCAGGGTTGTTAGAACGCGATTTTGCGGCTGTTTCAGCCATTTCATCGTTAAGCCTGACGATTGCAGCAAGCGGATCTGATTACACTATAACACGAGCAACGGGCGATTTTTTAACAGGTGGTATTAAGACCGGCATGGTTGTCAGATTGACCGGCGGCAGCTTGGCGGCTGGTAACGTGTCCAAGAACCTATGGGTGAGATCATTGACAGCCACAGTGCTGACCGTGCGCGTGCTGAACGGTAGCGCATTGACGGCTGAAGGCCCGATAGCATCTTGCACAGTAACCCCGGTTGGTAAAACCACTTATACACCAACCACAGGGCATACGTCAGACTATTTTTCGGTTGAAGAATGGTTTTCCGATAAGAGCAAATCTGAGCTTTTCACCGATTTGAAAGTTGGCAATATGTCGCTGAACATGCCAGCGAGCGGCATGGTGACAGGGTCGTTTGGTTTTGTTGGCTTAGGGCGTGCTGTGTCAGGTTCACAAGTGCTTACTACTCCAACAACGTCAACGACCGGAACTATTGCGGCCATCAATGGCTTCATTCAAATCAATGGCGCGGTGCAAACGGCACTTATCGGCTTCACTTTGAACGTTGACAAAGGGGCGGAAAATGCCGGGGCTGTTATCGGTTCAAATGTAGGCGCTGATGTAAACACCGGGCGCATTCGTGTATCTGGTAGCGTTACAGCGCAATTTGATTCAACCACTTTGCGCGATCTGGTTATCGCTGAAACAGTTGTACCAATTGACATTGTAACTACTGTAAATGAAACAGATACATCGGACTTTGTGGCGTTTACGTTGCCATCGGTAAAACTTACCAGCGATTCCGCTGATGATGGCGAAAAGTCAATAGTCAGAACATATAACTTCACCGCTGAATATTACGGCTCCGGGGGCGCGTCGCTTGAAAGAAACGCGACCATTTTGCAAGTACACGACTCCGCAGCTTAATAACGAGTACCTGCCCTTGCTCGACCGCCTTGACGGGTGGAAGAGCTTGGGTAAGGGCAATCTTAACCCGTCATAGGAAAATTGAACATGGAAAAGAAATCATTAAAAGACTTTGACTTAGTGAGCGCATGCAACCAAACGTTTGAATTTGAGTACATTGAGCCGGATGGCAAAGCAAGCGGCCTGTTTTTGGAGATTATCGGCGCGCATTCTGAGAAGGTGCAGAAGTGGCGCAATAACAAGCTGAATCAACAACGCCAAGCCGATGCAATGAACAAGAAGCGCGGGCGCGATGATCTAGTAAGAACGATCGAAGCTGATATAGACTTTGGTTTAGAGTTCATATCGATTCGCATAGTTGGCTGGAAAGGCATTTCTGACCCATGCACACCTGAAAACGCCGCATTGCTATGTCATATAAACCCAGAATTAACGCAACAAGTCGCGCAACATTCTGAGAATCTTGCAAATTTTACCAAGAGCAAGTAGAACAACTGCTTGCTTATGCGAAAAATGAAAAAGAGCTAAATGCAATTGTAAAAGAAGCGATTAACGACTGCCCCGCTGAAACATTGCGGGATCAATTGGAGGCGGTATGGAAACAAACAGGCACACGACCGGAACAGTTATCAATGGAGTTGCCTGTTTTGTTTTTGGATGTGTGGACGTGGTTTATCGAATTGCACAATGCACGCGGCAGCAATGGCTTCGGCTTGAATCCGATAACCTATTGCGAGATAAAAGCATGGTCAGAATTGACCGGCAATTACCCGTCGCATGAAGATGTTAGGCTTATCAAATTACTTGATCGAGTGGCGCTAAATGACTGAAACAGTTGGCAGAATCGTATTAGAAGCGGACGCGCGGCGCATTGATAGCGCCACGAAGTCATTGCATGATTTTGCCAGCGCTGGGAAGAGAGCTGAAGATTCGATAACCTTGCACAAGCAAGCGATGAATGAAGCGGGGAAAACGACCGCAAATTTCATTTCGTCGCTCGAACGTACTGTTGCGACTTATGGAAAAGCTGAATCCGTTGCGCTTAAATACGACGCATCGCTGCTTGCAGCAAATAAAACGCAACAAACGCATATCCAAAATCTTATAAAGCAAATCGAGGCACAGGAGAATGCTGCCAAAACCACGGAAAATAGTAGTAAAGCAACAACTGGACTAAGCAGCGCAACCACTGTTTTATCCAATTCAGTCAAAATTTTAGCGAGTGCTTTTGCTGCTTTTAAGTTGCTGGATTATGCGAAAGAAGCCGCGATGTTGAGCGCACGATATGACACGCTTGGCACAGTAATGGGTACCATTGGCAAGAACGCCGGTTATACCGCTAGACAAATGGAAGAAACGGCGCAAGCGTTGCAAAAAACAGGTATAACGATGATCGGTTCACGCGAGCAAGTGTTAAAGCTCGTGCAATCACATATCGATTTAGCACATGCAACAAAGTTGGCAAGAATTGCACAGGACGCGGCTGTTATCGCTAACGTTAATTCTACAGAAGCTTTTGATCGTATGTTACACGGCATCCGATCAGGACAAACGGAAAACCTACGCACATTAGGCTTGAATGTGACGTTAGAAAATTCCTACAAGAAATATGCACAGGCATTAGGTGTAACTACCGAAGCGCTGGATCAAGAGCAGAAAGTACAGGCGGTTTTGAATGCTGTAATGAAGGAAGGGGAGACCATCGCCGGGGCATATGAAGCAGCGATGGGAACCGCTTCAAAAATGCTGGCGTCGACTGAACGTATAACAGAAAACCTAAAAGTTAAGCTTGGTTCGCTTTTCGATGATTCAGTTAAGATGGGCGTTTCATCGTACACCGATCTATTAAAAGAGCTAGACAAACAAGTCGAATCAATGGCCGCATCCGGTGAACTCAAAGACTGGGCTCGGAGGATTGCGATTGAATTTGCTTTCTTGCTTGATATAACGCGCGTGTTTATTAAACAGATTGATATATTGTTTACCATGACTGCGGCAGGGTTTTCTAGCATTAAAAGCGGTGATTTTTCCGGCTTGCCAAAGGCATTTATGAATGCCGGCGAGGCATTGAAGGCGCTGTATCAAGATGGTACAAAGTACCAAGACCAAGTTAACAAGCGCATTATATCGGAAGGGATGTTAACTGACCGAGTGACCGGGACAAGTAATTCACTGCAAGCAAGTAGCAAGTCGCTTGAAAAAGTCAATGCAGCTTTGCAAACAGGCACTAAGCGCACTAAAGAATACAATGTTGAAGTGTATAAGCTTAAGGAAATTCAGCAACAATTAGCGAACGCGCGAGAAATCGAATATCAGAAATTAAAGCGGCACGAAAGCGTTTTAGATGAAGCGCGAAGCCTAACCGATAGCGTTAAAACAGAGCAAGAGCGTTATAACGACACGTTGAAACGTTATAACGAACTACGCCCGCATATAAGCGCGGAAACTTACTCAAGAGCATTGAAAAAAGCGGAAGAAGAGCTATCAAGGACAACGACCGCGCACAACGAATTTCAGAGCAATTGGCGCACAGCCTGGTCGAACATGGAACAAACCGGGCGGCATGCATTTACGCAATTTGCGGCACATGGGAAAAGTGAGATTGAATCAATTGGTTACTCACTTAAACTATCGTTATTTGATATGCTTTATCAGATCACTGCCCGCCCATGGTTAATCCGCTTGGGCACATCGCTTGAAGATACTATGGCAAGTGTTTTTGGTGGTAAAGGTGGGAAGGCTGGTACCGGTGGGAAGGCCGGTACCGGGACTGGTATGTCATCGGCATTGGATATAGCCGGACTCGGAACTAGCGCGCTGAATATGTTCAAGGGCGGTTTTGGTTCGATGGAATTGATCGGTGGAGGGTTATCAGCGGTTGGCTCTGCAACAGGATTAGGCTCGCTCGGTGCTTTTGGCGCGGGTATGGCCGGGACTGGCGCTGGCATATTCAGTGCTGCGGGCGGTGCTGGAACTGCATTTATTGGTGGCGCTGGAACAGCTATCGGCGGGTCTGGCATGGGCGTGGCGGCGGGGATGGGTGCGACATTTGCGTCGATAGCTGGGCCGTTGATTGCGCTTGCGGCGGTTGATGTTGTCGGGAGGATGTTAGCTGGAGACAAAAAATTAAAAGGATTCGATAAAATCCCGGTATTGGGCGGGTTTCTGGCAGCAATGTTCGGTCGCGGCCCGTTGAAACAAAAAGAAACTACGTTAAGCGGCTCTTTGGGGCTGGAAGGCTTCGAGTCGGGCATGCTGGAAACGCACTTTAAGGCAAAGGGCGGCTGGGTGCGCAAAAGTAAACACGATTACACTCGCGTGGACGCCATTACCGGTGAAATCTGGACGGACAACCAAAAGCAACTTGGCGAATTTGCGAAAGAAATGGGAAGGGCATCGAAAGAGATTTTTGGCGCATTTGAAGATGCCGCAAAACAGACATCAAAAGTATTGAAAGATGCAAGCGGCGACCTTGGATTGAGTACTGAATCGCTAAAAGATTTCAATTACCAATTGAAACTCGTTTCAGAAAAAGGCAA